GGGAAAAAAGTATAATATACACACCGATAGTACCACTGAAGAGGGTATTATCTCCCATAGGAGCCAGTAGATGGTAGAAAAACGAATACAAAATACAGCAGTAGATATATCTCCTAATGCTAATAACGAATTTAAAGTAGAGGAGATTGGAGAAGAAATACAGTTACAACAGCCAGAGAATACATCTAAAGGTATAGAGATAGTAGAAGAGGCAGATGGTGGCGTAACATTAGATTACGATCCAAAACAAAAAGTTTCAGAAGGTGACTATTTTGCTAACTTAGCAGAATTTATGGAAGAAGATTTATTAGAAAAATTATCTTCTGATTTACAAAAAAACTTTGAAGATGATAAAAACTCTAGAGCAGACTGGGAGAAAACATACAAGGATGGTCTAGATCTTCTTGGATTTAAATATGAAGAAAGATCTAAACCTTTTGCAGGAGCTGCAGGTGTAACACATCCTTTACTAGCAGAGGCAGTCACACAATTTCAAGCACAAGCATATAAAGAATTATTACCACCTGGCGGACCAGTTAGAACAGAGATTATTGGTGTGCCTACAGCAGAGGTAGAACAACAAGCAGAAAGAATTAAAGAATTTATGAACTATCAAATCACTTGTGAGATGGGTGAGTTTGATCCAGAATTAGATCAGTTATTATTTCATTTACCTTTGGCAGGATCTGCTTTTAAAAAAATATATTATGATTCAACATTAGAGAGAGCAGTATCAAAATTTGTACCAGCAGAAGATTTAGTTGTTCCTTATTTTATCACAGATTTAGAATCATGTAGTAGGATTACACATGTTGTAAAAATGAAACACAATGATTTAAGAAAAAATCAAGTGTCAGGTTTTTACAGAGATATAGATTTATCAGGAGGACGAGTAGATACATCTGACATTAAAGAAAAACAAGATGAGCTATCTGGTATAGAACAAGTTTCTTTTACAGAGGATGAACACAATCTTTTAGAAATGCATGTAGATTTAGATCTACCTGGCTTTGAAGATATGGGTGCTAACAATCAAAAGACAGGAATCATGGTTCCTTATATTGTAACACTTGACGAAGATTCAGGTGAGATACTATCAATCTACCGTAACTGGAGTCAAGGAGATCCTTTAAGAAAGAAAAAAGAATACTTTACACATTTTAAGTTTTTACCTGGCCTAGGTTTCTATGGCTTTGGTTTAATTCACATGTTAGGTGGTTTATCTAGAACTGCAACTGCAGCTCTTCGTCAATTAGTGGACGCTGGAACTTTATCTAATTTACCTGCTGGTTTTAAAGCTAGAGGACTAAGAATTAGAGATGATGATGAAGCGATTAATCCTGGCGAGTGGAGAGATGTTGATGCGCCAGGTGGTAACTTACGTGAATCACTTATGCCATTACCTTACAAAGAACCTAGTGCAACATTATTTAGTCTACTAGGATTTGTAGTAGATGCAGGTAGAAGATTTGCTGGTGTAGCAGATATGATGATGGGTGAAAATGCTGGTAGTCAGCAACAACCTGTTGGAACTACAATGGCAATATTAGAGCGTGGCATGAAAGTAATGTCAGCTATTCACAAAAGATTACACTATGCACAAAAAACAGAATTTAAATTATTAGCAAAAGTATTTGCAGATTACCTACCAGCTAATTATCCATACATGGTTGCTGGTGGAGAGCAAACAATTAAGCAGACTGACTTTGATGAAAGAGTAGATGTCATACCTGTATCAGATCCAAACATCTTTTCTATGGCACAAAGAGTTACTTTGGCTCAATCTCAATTACAATTAGCACAATCAAATCCAGAATTACATGATTTAAGAGAAGCTTATATGAGAATGTATGCCGCTTTAGGTGTGCAAAACATTGAAAAGTTATTACCACAACCTGCTGAACCACAAGCACAAGATCCTGCAATAGAAAATGCAGGTACTTTAAATGGTGGAGTGCCAATACCTTTCCCAGAACAAGATCATTCAGCACACATTCGTGCACACAGAGCGTTCATGTCATCAGTATTAGTAAAAGAAAACCCTGCAACTATGACAATATTACAAGCACACATAACAGAACATGTTGGATTTATGGCTAGAATGATTGTACAAGAGGAAATGGCGGAAGAAATGCAACAACTCATGCAACAAACAGGTGGACAATTGACTCCAGAGCAACAACAACAGATAGAACAACGCACAGAAAGTGGTGTTGCTATAAAAATAGCAGAAATTATAGAACAAATGGTAGCTGAAGAACAAGAAATGATGGATATGAGCAGTAATGATCCACTTGTAGACCTAAAACAGCAAGAAATTAACCTTAGAAAAGATGATTTAGAGCTAAAAGCAGTAGCAATGGGCGAAAAACAAGCCTTAGATGAGAAAAAACTAGCACAAACTGATAAACTTACACGTGAAAAGATAGAAAGTCAGGAAGATATTGCACAATTACGTGCAAATGTTGCCTTAGATAAGGCAGATAAGGATAGAAGTGCCAAAAAAACTAGAAGCTAAGTTAAAAAAACGAGCAAATAAGAAAAACTTGTCAAAAAAGGCAAAAAATGCTTATGTATATGGTACGTTACGAAAAACAGGCTGGAAACCTAGTAAGGAGAAGTAAAAATGGGTAAATTATGTCCAAAAGGAAAAGCTGCAGCTAAGCGGAAATTTGATGTCTATCCCAGCGCATATGCAAACATGTATGCTAGTGCTGTTTGCTCTGGTAAAATAAAGCCAGGGGGTAAGAAAAACAAAAAAGCTGATGGTGGTATGATTGGAAATGGCAATAAATTATCTCAAGCTAGAAAAAAAGTCTCTCACATGAATGTTGGTGGAGTGGCTAGAGGTTGTGGAGCTGTTATGGAATCAAAAAGAAAAGAAACTAAATATGCGTAAAAATAAAATTAAAAAGGTTATTAAAGCATTAAACAAAGCATCTAAATCACATGCTGGTCAAGCTAAAACTTTAAAATCAGTAATTGCTAATAAAAAATCAAATGGCGGATCCAAAAAAAGGTACGGGTAAAAAACCTAAAGGGTCTGGTAGAAGATTATACACAGATGAAAATCCGAAAGACACTGTTGGTATTAAATTTGCTACGCCAAGTGATGCAAAAAAAACTGTGTCAAAAGTTAAAAAAGTCAATAAACCATTTGCACGAAAAATACAAATCTTAACCGTAGGTGAACAAAGAGCAAAGGTTATGGGTAAAAATAAAGTAGCTTCTATCTTTAAAAGTGGTAAAAATAGTATAAGGAAACAGCATGGCAAAAAAAGGACTTAGAGCTTGGGTAAAAGAAAATTGGGTAGATATAGCCAATAAAAAATCTGATGGATCATATCCTAAATGTGGTAGATCTGGAGGTGAGAAAAGAAAAAATTATCCTAAATGTGTCCCTGCCGCAAAAGCCGCTGGTATGTCTAAATCACAAAAAAGAACAGCAGTTGCTAGAAAAAAGAAAGTTGAGGCTGGAGGTAGAAGAGCAGATAAAAAACCTAACATAGCTAAAACATTAGCATCTGGAGGGCTAGCTGTACGTGGTTATGGCATAGCAAATAGATAATGGCAAAAACTCCAGCATGGCAAAGAAAAGAAGGTAAAAATCCTTCAGGTGGTTTAAATAAAAAAGGTGTAGAATCATATAGAAAAGCAAATCCTGGTAGTAAATTAAAAACAGCAGTTACAACAAAACCATCTAAATTAAAAAAAGGTTCAAAAGCTTCAAAACGTAGAAAGTCATTTTGTGCTAGAATGGAAGGCATGAAAAAGAAATTGACCTCAGCAAAAACAGCTAGAGATCCAAATAGTAGAATAAATAAATCGCTTAGAAAGTGGAATTGCTAATGAGTATGGATCATAACAAGGTAACTGAACTCACTGAAAAAGTATTGAAAGAAGCTTGTAAAATTGCTAAAGATCATGCAGTAACTGAAGAAGATACGATTTTTGTTGCAAATGCATTTTTAAATGCTTCAAAAATATTGTATACTCAGGTACTAGGTGAAGAAATAGCAACAAGTCTTTTACTTGAAGTTATGAGACACAGTTTTGGTGACACTAAACGCACCATACATTAAGGAGAAAACTATGAAAAAAATAGATGCAAAAAAACAGCCTGGTCTTGCAGCTTTAAAAAAGAAAAGACCTGAGGTTGTAAAAAAAATGGGTTATATGAAAAAAGGTGGTATGGCTCAAAGAATGATGGGTGGCGGAATGATGGACCCTAACAAAAAAATGATGGGTGGCGGAATGATGGGCTACTCAATGGGTGGAGAAGTTTTAGCTAAAGCTGATGAGGTAATTAAAATGCCTACAGAAATAGCTACACCTAAAGCAGGACAAACTCTTGAAATACCTGTAAAAGGTCACAAGAATTATAAAGGCACTGTAAAAATTTCTTAAGGAGGACAACATGAAACTAATTAAGGATGTAATAGAGTGGGTCAAAGAATGGAATGACTGGAACATGAAAGACTGGATTAAAGCTGGTATTTTATGTGTAGTTGTTTTAGCTATCTTAGGTTCAATCTAAAATGTGGCAACTACTAGCTAAGCCTTTACTCGGAGTCGTAACAGACTCCGTGAAAGGTTTTGTAGAGACAAAGAAATTAAAAAGCGAAGTTAAAATCGCTCAAATTGCTGCAGAGAAAAAGAAAAACGAAGACATAGCTGCGGGTAAAATTAAGTGGGAACAAAGCGCTGTTGATCAAATGAAAGGCAGCTGGAAAGATGAATTTGTTCTTCTAGCCCTGATGGTTCCTGCGATTTGCAGCTTCCTGCCTTTTATGCAACCACATATAGCACGTGGGTTTGAAATTTTATCGACACTCCCTGATTATTATACCCACCTCTTATATTTGGCTTGCAGTGTCAGTCTGGGGGTTAGGGCGGCACCTGGCATAAAAGGAATGATTAGTAAAAAGAAATAATGAATGGATCCATTAGAATTAATAGAAGAATTAAATAAAATACTTAAGAATAATAGAAAGGCTGTCCACGATGTTATATTGACAGGTGGCGCAACAGATTATACTAATTATATGAATTTAATTGGACAATTAAAGTCATTAGATAACGTAGAACAAGAATTTAAAGAGTTCTTGCAAAAAAGGAGAATACAAGTTGAGTAAATCAATACCAGACAAAGTTTTAAACTTTGGTAAAGTTACAGAAGATCAAGTAGAGGATATAGATCCTAAAAATATTCCAAAAAAATTAACTGAAAGATTACCTAAACCAACAGGTTGGAGAATAGTTATCTTGCCTTATAAAGGCACAGGCAAAACTAAAGGTGGTATTATATTATCAGAACAAACAATTGAGATGCAATCTATAAGCACAACAACTGGTTATGTGTTGAGTGTTGGACCAGATGCATACAAAGATAAAACAAGATTCCCGGAAGGTCCGTGGTGTAAAGAGAAAGACTGGGTCATTTTTCT